TACACAAACAAACTAAAGGAAAATAATATGGCAACCGTAGTAATCACAGGGCGCGATATTTCTCTATCTTTCACAGGTGGAACAGATATCGAGGCACAAGCAACTTCAGCAGTTCTCACAAAGACAAATCTTCGCGAGACTTATCAGACACTTGATGGTGAGGCTTACAAGACAACGAACATCGAAGGCACATTTGCACTTTCAATGCTCGCTGACTGGGGTAAGGCTAATTCAGTATGTGAGGCACTTTGGACTGCGGCTGAATCAGCACCAGATACAGACATCAGCGTTACCTTGACTGCCGCTACAGGCGCTCAATTCGTATTCCCAATCATGCCAGAATTTCCTACCGCAGGAGGCGCTGGAACAGATGCTCAGACTGTAGACTTTACTTTCAAGGTATCAAAGGGCGCAGTCGTAGAAACATTTAGCTAAAAACTAGAAACGGGAGCAAACAATGCAACAGAACATAACAATTAAATATATTGACGGATCAGAAACCACTTACCAGGTGCGTCCGCCAGATTACGCCAAATGGGAACTAACCACTAAAAAGGTTATTGCTCAGTTCGGTGGAATGTGGGACATCCTTTATGTGGCGCATAGCGCTATGAAAAGAGATGCCGGGGGCAAGCCAGTAAAACCATTGGATGTCTGGATGGAATCCGTTGTCGATGTCGAAGTCGGTGATGAGAGCCCAAAAGTCATCCAAGAGGAAGCGTAAGCCGACTCTTAGTAGAACTGGCAATAGCCACTCAGATCCCTATGGATCATTGGCGAACAGGTGAGGATATCTTGACCGCTATCGAAGTATTGGAGGAGCGCAATCGTGGCAAGTGAGCAAGTAGCACTAGACCAGACTGAACTTCGTCAAGTCTTCAAGGCGCTTAAAGGTATGACGGATGAAGCCAAAGAAGAAGCGAAACGCCAGTCGGGAGCACTGGCGGATTTCGCTCGATCAGAGATTATTCAGACTGCTAATTCTCGTCCAAGCCGAGCAGTAGCTGGGCGCATCGCAAGTGGAGCCCGTGTCAAGAAGTCAAGCCGTATAGGTGAGATCACTTATGGGTTCGCATCTCAAAAGTTTTCAGGTGGAGCCACCACTAAAGACATCTGGGGCGGTTCTGAATTCGGTTCTAACAAGTTTAAGCAGTTCCCAGTCTGGTCAGGCCGTGAAGGTCGTGGATCGAAGGGCTGGTTTATCTATCCAACGTTACGCAGGATTCAACCTGAGATAGTCGCTAAGTGGACTGCCTCATTCGATAAGATTCTAAAGGAGTGGACATAATGGCCTCGACATCCAGAGCCTTAACCCTCAAACTCCTTGCGGACGTTGATAACTTTACAAAGAATCTTAATAAGGCCGATGGAGAAGTCCAGACCTTTGGTGGCAAAGTATCCGAATTTGGTAAGAAGGCTGGCTTAGCCTTTGCAGCCGCCGGAGCCGCAGCCGTTGCTTATGCTGGCAAGTTGGCCATCGATGGAGTGCAGTCAGCTATCGCAGACGCGGCAGCGCAAGAGAAGTTAGCCCTAACCCTAAAAAACGTCACAGGGGCCACGGAAGCCCAGATAGCAGCTACTGAAGATTATATAACCAAGACATCTTTAGCTTTTGGCGTTACAGACGATGAACTTCGCCCATCCTTGGAGCGTTTAGCCAGAGCGACGGGTGATGTTCAGAAGGCACAAGAATTACAGACCATCGCCATCGATGTCGCCGCAGGTAGTGGCAAATCATTAGAAGCAGTCACAAACGCAATGGCTCGCGCAGCCGAAGGCAATACTGCATCTCTTGGTCGTTTAGGTATTGGTCTATCCAAGACCGAATTAGCAACCATGAGCATGGAGCAGATTACTGCCAAACTCGCTGCAACCTTTGAGGGTCAAGCCTCAGCTAAGGCAGATACATTCCAAGGCAAGATGGATCGCCTCAAGATCGCCTTCGATGAAGGTAAGGAAACCGTAGGCGCTTATATCCTTACGGCTATTACCCCAATGGTTGAAACCATCGTAAACAAGGTAATACCGGCAATCTCAAACTTTACTAGCAATCTTGGCGAAAAGTTAGCGCCAGTTATGAAGATTATTCAACCAATCATTAATGGAGTCACCTTTGCGTTTAACAAGGTGCGCGATTCATTGGCAGAAAATAATGACAAACTTCAGCCGTTTTACGATTTTATGGTAGGAATCTATAACTTTGCAAAAGATTTCCTCGCTCCTCTGATTGGTAAAACATTAGGACTAGCTTTTAAGTCACTCGGTACCTTTATTTCCCTTGCGATAGATACCTTTGCTGATTTCGTACAAACTTTGACCAATATCTATAACCGCATTATGGGTATTATCAACGCAATTAAAAGCGCGGCTTCAGCCGTTGCAGGATTCTTTGGCGGAAACGATAACCCAAGTCCAGCAACTCCGAGCATATCGAGAACTCCTACATTGCCTAAAGTTACAGTGCCTTCTAGCCAAACAAACATCACCGTGAACGGGGCGATCGATCCCGAGGGCACGGCTCGCACGATCGTAAACGTTCTCAATAATTCAGCAGCTAGAGGCACATTAGGCGCTGGGGCACTCGTTCGCCCATGACCGCATATACCCCTAATTACAGAGTCCTTGTAGGCGGCGTAGAACTTACTCAGGTTACAATCGCCGACCTCACGGTTACTTCTGGGCGCACCGATATTTATCAGCAACCAGTTGCCGGATATTGCCAGTTGCAGTTACTTAATTTTAATAACCAAAGTTACGATTTTACAGTCGGGACTGGCTTGACCGTCGAGGTGACTAATTCAATCGGAACTTACATTCCTATTTTTGGTGGACTTATTTCAGACTTCACAATTACAGTCAATAGCGCTGGAGATCGTGGCTACACAACTGTTGCAACCATTACCGCTCTAGGAGCGTTATCTAAACTCCCGAAGATCATCGATGCTGGAATATTGTCTCAAGATCAAGACGGAGACCAGATTTATACCCTTCTTAATGGTTATTTATTGGGATCGTGGAATGACGTCCCAGCGGCAGAAACGTGGGCTAACTACAATCCTACCGAAACTTGGGCTAATGCCGTCAATATCGGACTAGGTGAAATTGATCGCCCAGGCGATTATCTAATGATTTCACGATCATCTGAAAATACCGACCTCTATTCATTATGTACGGCTATTGCTACATCGGCATTTGGGGTTCTTTATGAGGACGCAAATGGAAATATTGGTTATGCAGATCAAACACATCGTCAGGATTACCTTGCCGCTAATGGATACACGATCTTAGATGCCAACCATGCCAACGGCATTGGTCTATCTGCGACCACTCGTGCCGGTGATCTTCGGAATTCATTTACGATCAATTATGACAATAATGGCAATCAAACTTATACGGCAACAGATTTGGTCAGCCAAGCCAATTACGGCGTATATGCTGAAAATTATACTTCACGCATTAAAAACACGGCAGATGCTGAGGCCTTGGCCGATCGCTACATTGAGCTGAGAGCAAACCCTTACCCAAAATTTCAAAACATCACCTTCGTTCTTGGAAACCCTGAGATTGATGACGCCGATCGAGATGCGCTTATCAACATCTTTTTAGGCCAGCCAGTATGGATTCAGAATTTACCGCCCAACATTACCGGCGGATCATTCCAGGGCTATATCGAAGGCTGGACTTTCAGAGCAAGCCTCAATAATCTTACCGTGACTTTCAACGCTTCTCCTATAAACTTCTCCCAAGTTGCGGTAAAATGGGAGCAGGTAAGCGCGGCAGAAACATGGAATACCCTTAATACAAGCCTAACCTGGCTTAATGCGATTGGAGCAGTAGCGTAATGGCAACAACAACAACTAACTTTGGATGGGATATCCCCCAGTCCACAGACCTAGTAAAGGATGGCGCTACCGCTATTGCCGCACTTGGTCAAGATATCGATACTGCCATGGTCGATTTAAAAGGTGGAACAACTGGTCAAGTATTGGCTAAGGCATCCTCAGCAGATTTAGATTTTTCATGGGTTGCTCAAGATGATTCAAACGCTATTCAAAACGCGATCGTAGATGCCAAAGGCGATCTAATCTCTGCAACTGGCAACGACACTCCAGCTCGATTGGCCGTCGGCACTAACAATCAAGTTCTTACGGCTGATTCTAGTACTGCAACTGGCTTGAAATGGGCGACTCCTGCGGTAAGTGCAAGCGGATTGACTCTCGTTAAAACACAGACAATTGGATCAGGCGTTTCATCCGTAACAGTCAGCGATGCTTTCAGCACGACCTATGACAGTTATCAGGTCATCATTAACGGAGGCGTGGGTAGCACAGACGTCAATCTTAATCTGAAATTAGGATCAACGGCTACTGGTTATTATTCAACAAGAATTGTCAGCAGTTTTGCAAGTGCGACAGTAGCCTCAGGCAATGATAACAACGGCGTTACTTGGACCGCGGTTGGACATATGAGCAGCGCTGCGATTGCATTTAATTTATTTATTCAAGATCCTTTTTTATCAAAAAATACAAAATTTAACAGTTTAGCGATCGCACCTTACACAACAGGCTCATCAGGCGTTGTTGGCGGTTTCCTCAATGATTCTACTTCTTACACAGCCTTTACAATCACCCCAGGAAGCGGAACACTTACAGGCGGAACAATCCGCGTCTATGGCCTTCAGAATTCATAAGGAGAAAAAATGACATATAAAATCCAGATCGATGATGAAGTAAGAGACGCAACTCCTGAAGAAGCAGCCGAGATTGAAGCTCGAGAGGCCGCGGTATTAGCATCAAAAGAAGCTGAAAATGCCAAGGCAGAAGCCAAGGCAGCATTACTTGAGCGTTTAGGCATTACTGAAGATGAAGCGAAACTTCTGCTCGGATGAAACCAGTTTTATGCAAGGCTGGGCAACAACTTCGACTTCAGTTCGACGACTCGTATGCGGATAGAGATAGGCGTAGCGATGGGTGGGTCGGTGATCTGCGTCATCAATCGCGTTCTACTAGTGACCACAATCCTGACGAAAATGGAATTGTTAGAGCGATCGATGTCGATAGAGATGTACATAAGTCCGGCAAGCCCGACCTCATGCCCGATATTGCAGATCAACTTCGACTCGCAGCTAAGGCTGGAGAGAAGCGGTTGGCATACATCATATTCGAGGGCAGGATTGCATCGCCTCGCATGGGCTGGCGCTGGCGCAAGTATTCTGGAAGCAATCCGCACAACAAGCACTGCCATATCTCTTTCACTAAGCAAGGCGATACAGACAGTTCGTTCTTTAATATACCGCTACTAGGAGGCAAATAATGGAAGCAATTATCTACGCAACTTTGGGACTTATTGCGATTCCAGTAATCCGCGCAGCGATTAAGTCATACCGGGCGAAGAAGGCCGTAGGCGATATCGTTGCAGATGCCTTAGAAGCTGCGGTCGATACAGTCGAAAAGAAAAAGTGAACGCAGTAGACCTTGCAGCGATCGCCGTCGGGATAGTTACAGTCCTTGGCGGCGTTGCTGCGTTTTTACAGTTTTTGGTTAAACACTACCTAAACGAACTAAAGCCTAACGGCGGAGGATCAATTAAGGATCAAGTAAATCGACTAGAAGCGCGTGTCGATACTATTATCGAATTACTAGGTAAGTCACACTAAATCCATGGCACGAAAGAAAGTTATCGATCTTGATACCTACTCAAGACTTGACGCATGGGCAATAAGCCTGCATGAAATGTACCGAGCGCTTCGACGCGCTGGTTTTGCAGTCGATCTAGCCTTGAGCATCATTCAAGACCCAGACGCTTACCCTGACTGGATTCTGCCATCGATCCCCGACCGAGTGGATCGCCTACCTTATGAAGACGACGATGAGGATTAATGAAACGAACCGTAGTCATTCCAGACCTGCAATGCCCCTACGAAGATTCCCATGTTGTACGCAATCTCAGTTTATTTATTAAAGCATTTCGCCCCGATGTTGTCCTTACTATCGGCGATGAAATCGATCTCCCACAGATCAGCCGATGGACAGAAAACACTCCAGGCTGGTACGAGCAGACATTAGCTGAAGATCGCGATAGAACAGTCGATGTTTTATGGTCGCTTTTCGAGTATTCAAAGGAAGCCCACATGGTGCGTTCTAATCATACGGATCGCTTGTACAAAGTCATCATGAAAAAAATACCGGCATTCCTGTCATTGCCAGAGTTAAAATTTGAGAAGTTCCTCAAACTTGATGAGATGGGAGTCAAGTTTTGGACAACTCCAATGCCAATCGCTAAAGGCTGGATTGCAATCCATGGTGATCTAGGGAGCCTCAATCCTAATCCTGGACTCTCAGCTCTTAATCAAGCCAAGCGTCATGGTCAAAGCGTTATTATGGGGCATACGCATCGCGCTGGTAGAAGTGCCCATTCAGAGGCTTCTAACGGGGTTTTAAGACGTGTTCTACATGGAGTTGAAGTGGGACATGCAATGGACTTAAAAGCCGCCAAATACGTTTCTACGCCTAATTGGCAACAAGCCTTCGCCATCGTTACAGAAAATGGCAAAAATGTCCAAGTCGATCTTATTTACATTGAAAAGGACGGAACATTTCAAGTCCACGGACGTCGCTATGGACGACCTAGATAACGAGTTAGACAGAGACATCGATGACCATATCGATGATGCAGAATCGTTACCGTTTCGTTACCAAAATACGATTGACCTAACCTAGCGATCTGTCATTATTTCTCTATCGGGCCGACAAACCGATAAGGGAGCAAAATGTTCGATCCATCATTAGGCGACTTGGTTGCCATGATTGTCTCATCCGCACTATATTTTCATCTAGGCCGTATCGTCGGCATTCGCGTGGGATATCTAAAGGGACGTAAAGCAGTCCGGGATTACTACGAGACAAAAGAAAGGGTGCGAGTGTGAAAGCAAGTGAAGTCCTATTATCAGCTACTGACATCATTGGAGACCGAGGACGAATATATGGTCATCCTCGTATCAATCAAACTCGAATCGCATTACGACTCCAGCAAATGCTCGAAACTCCAATCTCAGACCATCAAGCATGTCTGGCGATGGTCGAAGTTAAACTTGCCAGATTACAAGAAACAGCAGATCACATTGACTCCTATA